TGGATATGCCTGCTCAATAAAAAATTCTATATCATAAGGATATATTCCTTCTTTTAAACTTGCGGTCTCTGTATAAGATAATATAACCACAATTTGATTATCTTGCATTGTTCCTATTGTTACAGGTGCTTGTGTATCGCCATTATAATATATCCCCGCACCACCTGCAACACTATCATCGTGCTCTTTTTGTAAATTTAACAAGGGTTGGTCTGTTATAGGGTCTCTTAAAGTAAATTTACATTTCCAATGAATTATGTCATTAATAGGATTTCCATCTTTATCTACAAATTCAAATTTCAAATTTACAGTATCACCTTTTACAACTGTATAATCAAATGATTGTGCTTCATAAAAATCCATTTCCATATTACGGATTCTCCAAAGCTTTTATTCTGTTTTCTAATTCAATTAATTTCTGTTCTATCCATACAATTGTGTTTTTAATTATCTCAAAATTAATTATAAGCTTCTTATCATCTAATTCAAAATCTAAATCTTTCATTTTAATCTTCTTGTCGGTTGAAACCCTATTAAAATTTCTTCAATCTCTGTCGGTGGATAATTTAATTGCCGTCCAGAGATTTCTATCATTAATCTTTTAGCTCTTCCTCTACTCCATATCTTTAATATAGCTTCACATCTATCTCTAATTGTATCTCTATTATAGATAGAGCCTTCATACCGCTCACCATCTATCCAATATGTTATTCTAATATCAACTAAAAATCTACCAAATAATTTAATAATTTTAAATAGTTTGTCAACTGTATCGCTTCCAATGTTAAATTCCTTTGTTCGGATAATCCATTTAATCTCTTTATTGTTGTCATTTTTTTCTTTATATAATTGAAAAATATTTCCATCATAAGTAGCAATTAAATCTTCATATTCTTTGCTAATTATATTTTTAATATAAGCTTCATCAAATATATTATCATAATATTCATATATTTTAAAATAATTATAAACAATATTATAAATTATACATAAATTATTCTTTACCTCTTTTTCGTAACTTCGTTTTTGTGGCACATAAAATTTTATCTCTTTTCTTTCTACATCAACAAAAGCAAATCCGTGCTCCTCTAAATTATCAAAATCTATACTATCATCTCTCTGTTTATCAAAATAATTTCTTATCCTTTCTTGCATTAAATCCTCTGGTGGGTTTGGTCCAGATATTCTATAAATACCATCATCATTCATAAAATATATAATATTATTATATTCAACTATCATATTCTTATATTTAGTTCCAACAGACTTTGATATATCTACTACTATTTTCATAATCTAATCTATTTACTAAAATTAATCTGCTTTTGTGGACAAAAATATCATTTACAGGATATTTCAATACATTTATTTCAGAAAAAGGATTATATGAATAATTTTGTTGTTTATCTTCATAAGCTGTAATAACACCTATATTTTCATTTGAAATAGTTGCTATCAAATTTGGCTCAGTCCAAAAATCTGTCCCAGGGTCTTTCTGTTTTCTGTATAATTGAATAGCTTGGACATCTTCTTTATTATATAATGGAATACCATTTGCATCTAACAAATCTAAATTAGATATAATTATTTTTACATTTTTACCAGCTCCTAAATCAGGAATAGTTATCTCTTCACTTTCAGGTGATAACATAGTTGTTTTGCCAGAATAAAATTGAAAAGCTACTTGATATTTAAATTTAGTGCCAGGTATAAAATCTGTTGTATCATCAAAACTCATTGTTATAAGCGGAATATTTGGTGTGCCTAAAGGTTGTAATTTATCTATCTGCACATTTCCAACTAAATCTAATATCTGTTTTTTAGTATGTGCTATTAAATTAGCTCCATCTAAATTTATATAATCTGTATAAGGTAAAGTTGAATTTGCCAATTTCCAATTATCCCCAATTTTCCATTCATTAGCATTGTTTTTGTTTTGTATAAACCATCTATTATCCCCTTGGATAAGATATTTTTTAGCGGATTGTGCTGTTGCCTCTATATCTAAATCAAAAGTATCTAAATTCCATTTAATATATTTTCCGTGGTCTTTTCCATCATCTCCATTAATCATATCAGTTCCAAAATAAACAATATTATCTTTTGATATAAGAGGTGTAATATTCAAAACTTCATCTTTTTTACCACAAGGGATAATATAACGCCACATCACTTTCCCTTCTGGAGTATTTAAATTTTTAAATATTAACCAACCATTTTCATCTACACCTACAAGAAGAACATATTTTGAATTTGTTAAATTATCAAATGCACACGGACAAAACCAATCTTTTTTAAGAAGATAAAATTTAAACCAGCCCCCTTCATCAACCAGATAAACTACTTTATAATTATAATAAGAAGGGGCAGATTTTTCTTTTAACCAATATATACGATGATTATCTTCATCAACATCCATTCCCTCATTTAAATGACCAAAACAATCGTTAAAAAGCCATCTCCAATCTTCTAACAAAATATTATTATTTTTATCATACATAAATTTTTGTGATAATACAGGATATCCAAATAGGTGAGGGCCTCCATAATGTGCAACTCTTTTATATCCTGTTTCATACCAACCTATAATATTAAGTTTATTATTAGAAACACAAGAAGAATAAGTTTCTATTTTTCCAAGATATTTTACAGGATAACGGGTTCTAAACCCATAACATTTTATTTTATAAAATGTTCCTAATATATTATATCCTATGGTAAAAATAGCTGGATCAAAAGACTGAAAAGGTTCATCAGAAGGATTATTACAATTTAATCTAAATTCATCAATTATAGGTGGTTGCCACCAATCACTTTTCTCTGGTAATGTTGCACTATAAGTAAATATGCCTTTTTTATTTACTGCTACAGAATATTGTTTTTTACCTGCTGAATTTGTCGGTGCTGTTAATCCTGTTACATCATTTGATTTAATTGGAGTATTATTTAAGCTAACTTCATTTATTTTCTCTATTCTACCATCTTGTGTCATTATATAAATATATCCATACTCTGCCCCGACTTCTTTATAATAATCAAAACTTACAATTTCTCCATTAGGGTCCATCTCTAATTCAACCCAATCCTGTGCAATAAATCTATCATTGAATTTTATTATTTGACATTTATTATCACCCCGCTGATTTTTGCCATTATCTAAAACATAATAATAAACCCCTATATCTTCATTACCAACTCTTAAAGCATACCCTAAATGTAAAACATCTTTATACGGATATTTTATACCATCATCTCCTAAACTATCATAGATAGGTTTACCTTCTACATTTACTACATCTCCTGTAATTTTTATTCTGTAATTTGATTTAATATAACCATCCGCTGTATTATCAGGAATATTTTCATTTACTATAATTTCAGTATTACCCTCTGCATTTAAATTAATATTAGAAACCGTATATGTGCCATCATTACCAGTAGAATTTTCCACAATTATTGGCTCATTTATATCAAAATTATGTCTAACATCATCTGCAACAGTGAAAGTTTTTGTTGCTTGATTCACACCAATAATATCATTAATATGATAATCTGTAGAAAAATCAGAATATTTTCTAAAATATATTTTATCCTCATTAAAATAAATAAATTTTCGTCCTGTAATTATCCAACCGCCCCCAGTAAAACTTTGACTATCATAAAAATAAACATTATCTCCAACATCATTAAAAAATAAAATATCCAGATAAGATGCTGTATCTATATGTTTTACTCTATTGATAAAATTAAAATTAGGTGTAAGACAAGACCATTGTTTTGTATTATTATCAACAGTCTCTATAAAAACCTTCCCATCAACAATAACTACAATATAACTTACCCCAGCTACATCTGTATATTGAAAGATTTTTTGTATTCTATTTCCAAAACCATCAGAAGTAGGTAATCCTAAAGATGATGCTATACTATCAGTTAAATCTTGCCATTGTCTATACCCCCATCTTACTTTTAATTTACCAGATATATCTATATCAACATTATATAATTTAACTAAAAATTCATCAGCTATTCTCGCTTCCTTGCCTTCGTTCTCAAACAAGCCTTTAATAAAGCTTTGTATATTTTTAAATTGCATCTCATCGTCTCACCATTTTAAATTTACCTTGTTTTTGTATTCTGCGCTCCTGTTCTTTCAATGAGACTAATTTAAATTTTAAATCATTTTCTTCCTTTGCAACTGTCTCATCATCTAAATAGTTAAGCATTTTTATAATCGTCATTTTTTTTATAATATCCCAGTAATATAAAGTAACTAAATTTTCATCATCATCATCAGCTAAAGGATATGGTGTGCCAGGAGTTACATATAAAAATGTTAAATCATTATTATTTCCTTCAACATATAAATTATTTCCAAATATAGCATAAGCATAAGCTTTAGATGTTAATCTTAAATATGTATCATAATTATATTTAGTATATTCCTGTCCACTTTTAGATAACAAACTTAATTCCCCATAAAAGGGCATAGATAAAACTGTAGATAAATCATATTGTCCTGAACCATTAAGAGTAATTATATCAGAATTACGAGTATATTTCCATTCAAATATACGGATAAAGTCAAGAATAGAACTGTTAATAAAATCTTTAATTAAATATCTTGCTTCAGAACCTTGTATATGCAAATATAATTCTATATTTCTTACAAGGTCATAATATGTCATTCTTCCTTTTCCATCTCTTTTTTAACTTTTTCTAATATCTCTTTTTCTTTTTTGACTTTTTTAGGGTCTATTTTTGTAATTAAATCCGAATGAGTTTTCATATATTTATCTAAAAATTCAATTGTCTCTTTATCATTAGTAGTAAATTTGCCATTTACAAATTGAATTCTTTTACCTTCATTCCGATGAGGATTGCCATATTCGTCAACATATATTTTTGTTGGTCTCATTATAATTTCTAATCCTTTTTTATTGCTTATATAAACAACATTAGTATTCATTGCATATTCTCCTTTCAAATATAATATTAATCAGGAGAGGGGTATCACCCTCTCCTGATTCTATTTTTTAAGCAATAGATGTTACATTGTAAAGCACACCGTGCCTTTTCTCATTGCCTATCCATAATCCAAACCAAGTTCTAATTTCATTAATTTTCTGTTTCAAATCAGGCTGTTGTATTTCCACCTCTATATGAGTATCCAATCCTTTTAAATATCTATATCCAATATCAGCTAAATCCACACCAAAAGCAAAACCCGCATAAGCTTTCTGTAACAATTCTCTATGCGGTATAACCTGCACTCTATCGCCATAAGGAGTAAGATAGGTAGCAACTGCCATACCATAAGTAGTTTCATCCTGTCGTATCTGTAATTTATTCTTTGCCCAATATGTTAAAGCTTCAAATACCATCTCACCTGCAAAAATAACAGGTTTCTCCGCATATTTAGTGATTTTCTTTACCCAATTAGCAAATTCAGCTTCAGTTAAAGCACCATTCGCATCTACTATATTAGTAGAAATTGCCTCGTATAATCCGCCAGTAAAATACTGTTCATAAACACCATTCATATATCCTACAGCCTGATAATGTTTCCTTCCAAAGAAAAGGGTCTTTTCAATATCAAAGGCGTGTTCAATCGCTTTTTCTTTTTCTAACTGACTCATCTCAGTAGGTCCTGCTTCATATTCAACATGCTCCAAAGTTTCCACTACACCATAAGGAGTTTGAGTAATTTGAATATAATTGTAATTTTCTGCTGGCTGATGAGATTTAAGAGTTCCCATTCCGCTACCCAATTCAAATGAATTGGAGACGCTAAAAATACCGTCAGTAAGAGGAACAGCCACTCCACTTAAATCAATATTTGAACCATCAACAGTTTGACAAGTCAATACACCAGCACCTACATTAACAGATTTAACATAGATATTTGTTTCAGAGACAGTAGGAATTTTGATTATATCGCCAGCACCATATAACCATACCTCATCAGCAGGAACTGTCAATGTCCCATCAGCTGCTGCACCAGCTGCCCAGTTTCCACCAACAGCCTGTAAGGTTCCCCAATCAGGTTTTCGTTCTTTGGTCAACCATTGAAATTTCATTCTACCGACTTCTTTTTTTCCTATTTTTGTTAATAGGAAAAGTAGCAAATTTTTATTGATATTCAGCTCGTGAATAATATCGTCTATTTCTACCCTTAATCGTCCAGTTGCTAATATCTTTGGACTTAAAGGTCCTAAATTTCCAGCCATATTAAATCACCTCCCTATATTCCAAAAATATTGTTGTTGCTTTTTTTAATATGTTTTTTAAATCGTTCTCTAATCTTTTCTTTAATCCCTTTTTCAAGATTAGCTATTCCAGCTTTACCACTTTCCTCTATATAAGGAAAGCTTTTTAACGGTTTTTCTCGTTTCTTAATAACTCCGGCCAGTTTGCACGCTGCCAAAAGAATCTCTTTTGGCTTCTCGCGCTTAACTTTAGGGTCAAAGTTATTTAAATAAGAAACGATTTTTTCATAATCTTTATCCCAATTAACAATATACTCCTTCTCTATCTCCTGCATTGCATCTTTTACCTTTTCAATTATATCGTGTTTTTCTAATTTTGATTCAACTTCAGCCAGTCGCTTTTTTATTAATTCGTCAACTACCGCAATACTATCTTCCTCAAATCTTTTTCTTAATTCTAATTCATCTTTTTTTCTTTTCTCCTCATCAGGATTTCCTATTATTCGCTCTTTCCATTCCTTTAATTCTTTCAGCTCTTCACCCATTTGACGAATTAATTCCCGCTGGTCTTTATTTTGTTTAATGATAGTTTCAATTTCCTCTTTACTTAATTTAGATTCATCTGATGACAGAGTCTCCTTCTCATCATTATTACCAGATTTCATATCATCTGATGAAGGAGTTTGGTCCGTCTCAGTGTCTAAATCAAGCAAAGAAGAATAATCTAAACTATCATCAGTAACATTACTAATATCTGCATCCATAATAAAGCCTCCTTTTTTATATTATTTATATTATAACATTGCTTTTGTAACTTCTTCTTTACCTTCACCTGGACTTGTTGGAGTTGCCTCTTCTGTAACAGGTTCTAAATCAAAACTTGTTCCATCATCACTAACATTAGCTACCCGTAATGTAATTGTATCTCCTACGCCTAAACCTGCTAAAGCTGGTAACTCGTCTGAGGTTAAGGTTATTGTATTAGAAGTTACAGGTTCTTCTTTAGTAGTTTCTTCTTCAGGAATTGTTTCTTCTTCTGGTAAAGCTTCTGGAATTTCTTCTTTCTTTGCCATAATATTATACCTCCTTAATTATATTTGCTCCATTCATAAAATTTAGCTAAAATCCCTTGATATACATTTAATTTTATTTTTTGTTTATAATAACTTTTTTCAATATTCCTCTCATCAATTTTTCTTATATCAGATGCTTTTTTAATTTCATCTTCTATCATAGGTTTAATATACCGAACAAATAGCTTGCTGTCAAGAAAAATTTGCATAAGTTTAGCTCGTTCTTTTTTATCTTCTTCTTTCATATTTTTTCAGGTATCTCATTTAAACTTTCTTCTTCAGGCATACTTTCCTTTTCAGCTTGAGGATTAGCTTTTAAGCTTCCGCCTCGTTTTTGTGCTTCCTCGCCACCACTTCCTTTAGTAACTATCGCACTACCGCTTTGTAACAACATCATTAATTGTTGTAATAAAGCTGGGTTTTGTGTTAACATTTGCATTAATTTTTGTTGTTCAGGGGGGTATAATATCTCATCTATATTTTCCATTTCCAATCTTTCCATTACAAGTTTTAAGAATTTTTTCATATCTCCGCCAACATTATTAATTAATCCTGCTAATATATTTGTAGCATTAATAAACTGACTTCTCTCTATATCTCGTCGCATAGTTAAATCATTTAATCCAATATCTATTATATAACTATTCTCTAAATCTTCTTCACTTTGTTCAAAAAAATCAGCAAGTTCAGGATACCTTGTCAATATTCTATCACTATCATATTTTATTAATAAGATTAAAATATAATTTATTAAATCCAACAAATCAGAATAAACATTTTGCGCCATCATATTAAATTTAAACATTGCCTGCTCTGTTATCTGTCTTATACCTGATGCAGTCTCTGTTATACCTCTACCTGCCGATGTGCCCATTAAATAATCAACAGCACCTGTTGTTTGTTGCATTATTTGTATTAATTGCGAAATCATAAGCAAGCCTAATTGAACCATATTCGGGACATCAAATATAGTTATATCATCTGGTGAATCTTCCCAACCTATTGCATTTCCACCGCGTGCAAATAATTCATCAAAATCTACACTACCACCGCGTCTATATTTAAATAATAATTTAATTAACAATTCAAAATTTTGTAATGTTAATGATATAGTTTCATTTAAAGCATATTGCACTTGTTTAATTATTTGTGGGATAGATTTACCAATTAAACTATTTGCCTGCCTTACAGGTCTTACTGGGAACAATAATATTTTACGATGTGTATCTAAATCACAAATCTCAGCTCTTATTAATACTTCTCTATTTCCTAAAGTAAAAATAACAGGTTGAAAATCGCCTTTTCCGTCTATATCATACCATCCGTAATATTCCAATAATTCCACTTCATCAGTTGCATTATTTTTTACTGGGTCATAATAAGATACACCGTGTTTTGATTTGTATTCTTGTTTCTGTCTTATATAATCTGGTGGCTCTGATTGTTTCAATTCCTCTAAATTGAAATATATATTTTTATTTAATTTATAAAATTTAACAATTTTCCTAACAAAAAAATCTGAATCTTCTACATCTTTAGCTTTTGTATCAAACCAAACATCAAACCATTTTAAAACATTTATATCTATTTTTACTAATTTATTTTTATTCAAAATTAACCGAGGTTGTAGCCAAGTAGTTCTTTGGATTAAAGCATCTTCTAAAAAATCTCTTGCTTTACTTTTAAATTTTGCTTTATCTAATTCTTCTTGTAAAAACAATTGTAATGATTTTTCAATATTTTTAAATCGTTTATCTTCAACATAAATCCTTAAATAATTTTGTTTGCCAAAAAATGTTTCAATTAATCGTGCCACCATTGTCTGCACAATAGTATAAATATATGGTATAGTAAATTTCTTTTCATAATCCTGTTTTTCATTAATATATTTATCTATATCATTATATAAATCTACCTCTTCTTTTATATCTGTATCTAATGGACTTCGCAATGTTTCAAAATAACCAAATCGTTCTTTTAAAAATTTTGTTATCTCATCTATTTGTTTTTTATTTAATTTTAAATTCATATTTACATAATACTCCTTTCATTATAATTTGTCAAGTTTTTCAAACAAACTATAATCAAATTTTGGTATCTCTCTATATATCTTTAATTTCCTATACCGTTCATTCCATAACTGCTCCTTTTTCTTTCTTATCGCATCTTCATCTATCCTGCCAAATGTAGATTTTAAATATTTTCTTAAAAATACACAACCATATCTTAAACAGTCCATACAATCATTATCTTTATCAACAGGTTCTTCTTTATATGCCATCTCTTCAAAATCTTCAAAATTAGGTTCTTTCCAATGATATAACTCTATCTCTCTTAATGTATTTTCACAACGCTTATCAATATATAGATGAGGTTTACCATCTTCTCTTATTGTTAATAATGATTTCACTATCTCTATTCCATAATTTATAGCATTATTTGCGGGAGTTGTATAAATACCATATTCTTTTTTTAAAATCTCCTGAGGGGATATGCCAGAAGTTTGGTCTTTTGCGGCTGCTTTAGGGTCTATTAATATTTTATAAAATTTATCCGATTGTAATTGTGCCGATAAATAATTTCCTAATTCAAATGTTCTTATATTTAATTTATACCATTCGTCATAGACATATATATTTTTATAATCTGTCGCTATTTTCAATACCACAGTGGGATGTGTTATTCCACAATCTATTGTTATTATTTTTAATAAATCATTATCTTTAAAACAAAAACTTAAATCAGCTATATGGACATTCGGGTCAAATTCCTCATAGATTAAACCAGAATAAGTATCAAATTTAGCATAGATATATCTATCCATCCACGCTTTTGAATGAATACTCTCTAATGTTTTTATATAATCTTCACCAATAGTGGGATTATCTTTAGTTTCCATTCTCCAATAAGCAAACATATCATCTCCACCTTCTTTTCTGCCCCGGATATATGTTTTCCATAGCCATTTCCTACCTTCATAATTAGCACAGATAATACTTGTAAAATAATTAGCTTTTGTATGTGGTGGGTCTGTTAAACGAGTATATAAAAACGAAATAATATCCGCAAATCTATCTTCGTCAGGGTCATCTATAAGAAAACCACATAGATTCATTCCTTTAAGTTGTTCTCTTTTTAATGTCAAAGGTCTAAATCTTACTACTGTCCCTGATTTCAGATATAAATCGTGTTTTGTTTTGTCCCATTTGTAATGAGCTTTTGCTTTTTCGGATATTCTTAACATATCCTTCTCTATATTATCCTTTAAACTGTCCCAAGTATTCCTTGCTACCAAAAATTCGTGCCCCGGATTATCAAAACATATAAAAAAAGCTTCGTGTATCGCTGGATAAGTCTTTCCGCTTCTATAAGCACCTATTAATAATTTATGTTTTGCTTTGCTTTTATGAAACTCCGCCTGCTTTCTGTTGATTGGTCTGTAATAACTAAAATCAACCTCTTTATCGCTATTCTTCCCTTTCATCATCTTCTTCCTCTCTCCCTGCTGTTGTATTTGTCCCTGTCCGCCGTTCTAAATTGTTCATCACTATCGTAACTTGACGCCTATCAGATAAATCTATTAAAGGTGTAGATAGTAAACCTTGTAACTGTGCTATTAGTTTGTCTATCCTTCTTAATTCTTGCCATAAACTTACTTTATCCTGCGTGTTCTGGGTCTGCTGTAACTCTAATTCTATATCCTGTTGACGAGCTTTTAAATTGTCTATCATACTCCTTAACTGCACTGAGGGGTCTGGATCTCCTAATTGCATTACTACCCATTTGATTATTCGGCTAATGTGCGATATGCTGTATCCATATTTCTCCGCTAAAGCTTTTTCTGATGAATGTGTTAATACATATTCCTCGTATATCTTGAAATATAATTCCTGTGTTCCTTTGTCTTTTGGGTCTAATGTCGTCTCGCTGTGATATTTGTCGCTACTTATTATTTTTAATTTGTTCTGTCCCATTTATCTCCTTTATTATTAAATATATTGCTTTCTCTTTATCTTCTTTTTTCTTAAACCTTTTGTTTATATAGTCTGTTACATATTTATATTCCTCTCGGGTTAATAATTGTATAAATTGTATCTTCTTTATAAAATCAATTTTCTCCTTCTTGCCTTGCCGTTGTTCTAATATTATGTCATTTATGAATTTCCTGTTCTCTGGACATATCCGTGCTAATAATTCTGTCGGTACCTCTTTCTTTAATAATTTATATAATTCCCTCTTCTTTATAGTCCTGCTTTTACCGTGTAGCCTGTTTAAAGTCGCTAATAGTAAATGTTCTGTCGCTTCATCTACTTCCCATATATCTACCTTGACATCTGTATAACCTAATTCCTTTAATACCATTAATCTTTGATGCCCATCTATTAAATAATATTTGCCATCCCTTTTGTTGACAATTAATGGCGGATAGTTCCCTTCACGCTGTATTAGTTCTTTTAATCTCTTATAATCAGCAGGTTCTAAATAATTCGGATTTAATGAGTTTGTTATTATTTTGTTAATATCCATAATTCCTTATTAATATCTCCTTAAAATATTTCTTAACACCTGTGCTATATCGTGCCTCTACTATATCTATCTTGAAATCTTTGTATAAATTCCTGATATGCTTGCAATCATTGTAACTTAATAAAAATTTACCCTTGATATTCTTTAATGTGTTAAATAATTTTAAATGTTCTTCCTTATTCCATTTAATATTATAATAATTTATACCCCAATATGGCGGGTCACAATAAAAAAATGTGTCGTCTCTGTCATATTTCTCTATGCAATCCTTGTAGTCTAAATTCTCTATCATTACATTCCTTAACCGTATAGCATACCTTATAAAATCACTTCCGCTTATTTTTAAAGGACGCTTGTGATATGCAAGACTGTTTGGAGTCTCCCCTATCTTGCCACTATAAATGTATTTTGCTTTTATATAAAATAAGCCCGCTTTCTCTATGTCATTTTTCGGCTTGAGCTTGAATAATTTCACACTTATAGGCGTTCTTTTTATCCAATAAAATAATTTTTGCGTATTGTCCCTTACTTGTATCATAAAATTGTATAAATTGTCATCTTTATCATTATATACCTCTATAAAACTTAATGGCTTTTTTATTAAAAATATTCCGCTTCCCCCAAATACCTCTACATAAGTATTGTGATACGGTATATACTTTAATAGTTGCTTTACTAAATAATGTTTTCCACCTATATAAGGTAATAACTTCACAATGTAAATTTATGAAAATTTTAATAAAATGTCAAGTTTTTTGTGAGTATTTGCTACGAGTTAACTAAATTCGGGATTTTGGCATTCGGATAGTCAAACTTCCTTCCCACTCCCTACCTTCATTTAAGGTATATACTGTGATATATATCATTTTGGCAATTTGATATTTTGGTATTTTAATACTTTGATATTTGGATATTTTGGCAATTCGGTATTTTGGCAATTTAACAATTTTGACAAAGAAAAGTATATACCTTGATATATATCTTTTATACCTTCTTATTTATTATTATTTTCTGCAACATCTCCAAATTTCTTTGTTAATCCATCTTTTTTAAAGGAATCTATATCTCCTCCGATGAGAATCCATTCCCCACTATTAAGATATTCATCCCTTGTTTTAGCAATATAAGTATCTGCAACTTCTGGATTTATTACCAATTTTCTAACCCATTCCCTATCATCTGGATGATTCCTAAAAAATCTA